ATTTAGCCGCAGTTTTAACAAACTCTGGCGTAACTGCACTAACCGCTTTACCAACTAACGCACGAGTTTCTTCATTCTCTTTGCGGTCGTCTTCGTAGGTTTGGTCGTAGCCGTTTTTAGCCATTACATTTTCCCGCCGCCACACATAGCAATCATTGTGCCTTTGGTTTTTCCTTTAACAGCGCAGCCGTCAGCGCGGGCAGAAGCAGTTCCGCCTTTAGCCATTTTGTGCATACGCTTCTCATGGCCTTTAACTGCTTGCGCAGCTATTTTTTTCATCATGGGCATATCTTGTTTAATGTCATCGTGTTTCATAGTTAGCAAGCCTTTCCGCCTTTTTTCATTGTAATCATCTTGCCTTTGGTTTTACCCTTGGACTCGATACCGCCGCCTCTAGCCATCTTCTTAGCTGGCTTTTTACCGGCAGCTTCTTTTTTCTTTGCAATCATTTCCATAAATGGATTTGGCTTTTTCATAATTTTTCCTTTAATTTATTTCCAGTGGCTTAGTAGCCATGTTATACCACTACCTACAACCCCTGCGGCACCGCCTACAGCTAACAACATTTTCCAACCACCTTTAGCCTCAGACAAAGTTTTTTGTATTTCTACAATAGCTTTCTTTATTTCTTCCATGTCTTTGACCATCTTGTCCATATCTTCTTGCAGGTGCTGTATGTCGTTGGCGTGGGTAGCTAGTTCTCTAGCCGTTCTAATTGGGTCTATCTCACTCATTAACACTTCCACCTTGCTAAACTAGCTGCCTTACGAGTAGGGCGACCTTTTTCATCTTTCATTGGACCGGGCATACCCGACATACGTGCGCAGAACGACTTCTTACGAGCACCACCTTCGGGCTGTGGAGCCTTTAGATTCGAGCCAGTAGCCGCATTATACTTAGCACGGCCTTTGGCGGTAAGCCCAGCACCCTTAGATACAGGCAACTTTTCACCACGACCAATCGCAAGAGAGGGGCCTTTTTTCTTAGCCATAAAACACTGTTACCGTCATATTGGCGGGGGTTGTAGCATAAATTCCACTATTGCAAAGGATACCTTCACCAGGAACTACTACGTTAACTGCGCCAGCAACAGCAGGGGCTACAAAGCTAAATTTAACTGTGCCACCAGAACCGTCTTGTAAAGTCATGGTACCACCAGCGAGGGGTACAGAAACTAACAAGCCTTTGATACGAGCTGGTCCAGCAAATACAGCAGAATTAGTCGCAGATGCGGCTATAGCCGTTGATTTAACGTCATATTGCATACTCATAATTAATCTCCTAAAGTTTAAAAGGAGGTAGGGTTTGTACTACCCCCGAAGATTAATTAAGCTTGTGCGCTAGATGGGTTGGCAGAACCGTCGCTGTCTTTTACGACATACCTTACAGTCAAGAAACCAGCGCCAGAAGTAGCGGTGACGTTAGCCTGTGTAAACGTGATGATTGCGTCTGTCGTACCTACGTTGTTACACAGCACAGCGCCAGCGGCGTTGTTATTACCAAGCAACAAGTTAACAATACCCGTTGCTGTAAATGCGCTACCGTTAGCTGCTGTGTTAATGGCTGTGCCATTTACTTGCAAAACGTATGTAGGAGTTGTTGTTGCGTACGCAACAGTGGTATTAAAAGTAGCATCTACAATCTGTGAACCAGCAGGGATTGTAAAAGCAACCGTAGCCGCCGTAATGTCCGTGTACAAAATGGACTTGGATTGCGCTACTAAAGTCGCGCCCATATTGCGAATAGTGCCAGCAGTAGTGCCAGTTGTGTTTTTAACAGTTCCGAGTAGCCAAGGGCCTAGGTGAGTTGCAAATCCCATAATATTTCTCCATACAGATCAAAGCTTATTAGTCTTGTATGCGCCTGCCGGGACAGTCTAATAAGCCGGTTATTCCCGGTTTTACTAATCTTACTACATTTTTAATAATGTGCAAGTTTTTTAGTTAAAATACCTATAAAAGGGGGTCATATGAGTTCTTGGCTTATTATTGTTACAGGGTTAATCTATGCGTATATTGCGGTTGAACAAGGATTCAAAGGTAACTTGCCTATGTGTATTTGTTATATTTGCTATGCTGGCGCTAATGTGGGTCTCTATATGATGGCTACTAAATGACCACTATCGTTGGCGACTGGACTAAAAAGGTACTTGTATCAGACAGTCAATTTTCTGACGACGATACTGGTATTAAATACTTTGACGAAAAGATTGTCCCGATAGACGGTGGTTGGCTAGGTGTTGCTGGAAACTGGGGCGACTGCGAGAAAGTAGTTGACTACATAAACAAAAAATCAAAAACTAAACCAAAGTTAAAAGCCGATAGTTCTTTCATTAGATTAACTAAAGACGGTCTTTTTTATTGTGGTGATGATCTTGAGTGGGAAAGAGCTAAAACCTTTATGGCTATTGGCTCTGGGGCTATGGCAGCTGAAGTATGTTTGCGTATGGGGCTGTCCGCCGAAGAAGCTGTTAAGTGGGCGTGTAACGTAGACTTAAAGAGTCACGAACCAATCCAAATATACAAGCTAAGTGATGCCCTATAAAGACGCAGAGATAAAGAAGGCTAAGCACAAAGCGTATAGCGCTAAGCACTATACAGAAAACCGCGAAAAAATAAAAAAACAAACTAAAGACAGCAAAGCCTTACAAAGAGTGCAATGGTACCTCTTTAAAGCTACCCTTAAATGTGCACATTGTGGATTTTTTCATATAGCTGCGTTAGATTTTCACCATCAAGACCCCAGCACAAAAGAAGGTAGCGTGCATACATATATCTCAGGCGGGCAGTTTGCCAAAGCGTACAAAGAAATTAAAAAGTGCATAGTTTTATGCGCTAACTGCCATAGAATCTACCATCACGAAGAACGCATTAAAAAGAAAAAAACCCCAGCTTTTTGAGCCGGGGTTTTAGTAAGGCTAAGGTGCCGATTAGGCGCCGGGTGAGCCAAACATTCCGAGTGGATCAGACCAACCAAATGAATAACGCTCACGAGACTTGTAACGTACGTTACCTGTATCGAAGTCGCCGTCCATGTTGTTAGCCAAAGGCATACGCTCAAAGTGTTTCATGCCGTTAGGTACATCAGTTGTCAAGAACCAAGCATTTGTGTCGGTCAAATAGTGGTTAATTGCGTAACCTTCTGGGATTGAACCGTTGTTCTTCAATGCGTTGATGTCGTTGTCAGTTGTACCTACGCGCAAGTTAGTTTCCAACAAGCGGGTTGCAACGAATTGCAGTGCTGGTGGGATAACCAATTTACGTGGCATTGCAGCAATTAACAGACCACGCTCGTCAGTCCAAGCAGCGATTTGAATAACAGCGTTTTCCAACGAAGTTTCATTCAAGTCAGCAGCTGTAGTCGGACGGTTGCTGTTGGTGCCACCAGAAACCAATGGGTGTGCTGTAGAGAAAAGTGGAACGCCGTCGCCGCCGTAATATTGGGCAGAGTTGGTGAAACCATTGTTCAATACAGAAGCAGCTTTAACCTGCTTTGTGTACGCCATTGCACGAGCTAATGCTTTGGTATAACGAGCAGACAATGAGTCATACAAGTTATCTTCGATTGCTTCTTCAGTTACTGAGAAGCCCAAAGCGATTGTTTCGTGGTTGTACCGAGCTGTGAATGCCTCTTGTGCATTGTCGTAAGCGATGGCTGAGCCCTCGTTCTTGACTGGTGCAGCAGAGAAGCCGGACAGCTTGGTTTCTTCTTCAAAGCTACGCTCTGATTTCTCAGTTTCGTAGATCTCTTTGTGCTCTTCGCCGTAACGCTTATATTCGAGTCCGAACAATGCGTTTAAGCCGGGGAGCAACTCTTTTAGTAGTTGTGCGCGTGAAATAGCCATTTTTTAAGTTCCTTATACGCCAGTTGAGTTGTTGTACTGGTGCATTGTAGCGTTAATCTTAACGATAAACTCAACAAATGTATCAGCGCCGGTTGCTGTATCTCTTACCACATCAATAATGCGGATAGGTAGAGTATTGGTAGTAGCTTGCGTACCTTCATCAATCGCTACAGCGGAATTACCAGTGGTGGTAGATCCAGCGGTTTGAATTAGCGCAATGTTATTACCAATAGCAGAAATGCCCATTCCAGCAACAGTTGTGCCTGAAGAACAAGAAACTACTTGAAACAATGTATCAGGATCATCTGCAACCACAGCGAAAATTTTACTTCCCGAAGCAATTGCTTGGCTGGCTGGATAATACTGTTGTTGCTGTACTTGACCAGTTGACTGGTTAGTAAAACTTACACCTAAAAATACACCGCAAGGCGTAGCTGTAGTTGTGCCAGTATCTTTCTCAATTGTTCCATCAGAAATACGTTTTACTAAATCGCCATAAAAAATGCTAGTAGCATAGCCACTTGCAATTTCCATCTGACGGGTTGCTCCCGCAAAGACCTGACCACCAATCAAATTGACTGGTTTTAGTCCGTACGGTTTATCTACAGTGGGATAAGCCATATTAAACTCCTAAGTTAAATTAATTAATTATTTAGTGCCACTACCAAACCCACCACCTTTAGTCGTTGTGCTCTTGCGATCACTAAACAGAGGCATGCGGGAATCACTATTACGTAGAAAGCTGTTGTCTACAGAGTCCATTTGGTTACGAGCTTTTTGGTCGTAATAGACATCTCTAGCTTCAGCCATCTCTCTTGGTTTCTTACATAAAAGCAAGCCACCAATTTCAACATTTCCATCCTTATTTGCTTGAATCTGCAATTCGGGATGATCCACTGCCTTACATGGCACCCAGTGGTCACGGAACTTTTGAGACACGTTAGTGTCGTTCGGCTGTCCAGCGATCGCTGTTGCTACCCAGTAAAATACATAATCTGGGTCTGGTGTTGGGTCAGGCAATGAACTCGGCGGTTTGTAAACATAACGAGTTTCGGTTTTTTCGCGGGTTTCTAAATCCCGAGGTGTGCGGTTAGTAGCCATTTTTAAATCTCCAGTTTAAGAACTTCTTGTGCATATTGTTTGTGGGATAAACCAAATTTATCTGCCAACCTTTGTTGGGTTGTAGTTAGTTTGACTACTCTTTTTGCTCCAGTAGAGCGAGAAGAAGAGGCCACTACAGTTGCGGGTTTCTTAACTGGATCAGCCTTTCTGTCAGCCGACTCAGAAATGCCCAATAACTCAGGGAACACTTGCTTTAAGCGCCCATCAACGCGAGCGAAGTAGTCATCAGAGCGGGGATCTACTCCCGTAGCAACTAGTTTTTGGTGCAGCCCTAGTGCAAAAGCCGTCATTTCTTCATATCCCGGAGACCCGAACCACTGGTTTTTTGCTTGCCAGCGCAAGGTTTTATCGTCGAGTCTTGGTGCTTCTTGGGACGATGTTTGTATTTGTACAGCACTTTCTTGAGTTTGTAAAGGGGTTGGCTTGAAATTTTTTGCAGACTCTAATTTCATCTTAGCGTCTGTTAGATTTTCTTGTGCCTCAAGCATAGCGTCAGAGTCGTAAGATTCTTGTGCTTCTTTGTACTTACGGC